CTTCCCAATAATTACAGAACCTAGCTTTAGAATGCTTGTAGTGGGGGGTTCTGGCTCTGGTAAGACTTTTTTCGTGGGGCAATTTTTAAAAGTCAATAAAGTTAAGAAAGGAGCGGGAATTTTCATTCTATCGCCTTTTAAAGAGGATGTTTCACTCAAATTAAAAAACCTAATTTATATTAAACTAGAAACATTCGAGCAAGACTTTGATAGCAAAAAGCCTTTTGAAATAGAAGATATTCCTAAAGGTTCAGTGCTTATTTTTGACGATATTGATTCAATTGATAAAAGATTTAGAAAACTTTATTTTGATTTGAGAGACATAGCATTTCAAAGAGGTCGTCATTTAGATATCTCTAGTATTAACATATCTCACAATCCTCTACAAGGTGAAGCCAGTAAAATAACTCTCAGAGACTCATTTTATTACGTTGTTTTTCCTAAATACAATATTCGCGATAGTAAAGTATTATTATCTGGATATACTGGAATGACTAAAGACCAAATAGACGAAGTTTTAAATACAAATTCTCGGTGGTGTTTAGTTAGAAAGAGCGTCCCTAGCTATTTTATAACAGCGCATGAAGCGGGATTAATCTAATTTAAGACTAAAATAGAATATAATAGAATAAAATGGATTACAAAAATGGAAAGATTTATAAGCTAGTATCTAATAGTTTGCCAGATATATATATCGGTTCAACTACACAACCTTTACCCAAACGCCTACATTTACATAAAAACTCATTTAAATTTTTTAAAGACGGTAAAAAAGTATATAAATCTACAGCTTTTAAATTATTTGAACAAGGTGATGTTGAAATTGTATTAATTGAACTATGCCCATGTAATTCTAAAATGGAGTTAGAAGCGAAAGAACGTTATTTTATTGAAACATTAGAATGTGTGAATAAAGTGATTCCAACAAGAACTCAGCAAGAATATAGAAATTCATCAGAGGGAAAAGAAAAAATAAAAACTACTAGAAAAATATATAATGATTCAAACAAAGATAAAATTAAATTGTATGATAAAACTTATAAAGCTATTAAAATAACATGTGAATGTGGCGCATCTATTAAAAAACAACATTTAGCTAGACATCTCAAAACACAAAAGCATCTAGCATTTGTTCCAATTTAGATTTTCTAAGAATTTTTTATGTTTTCATATTATAATAAGAATGACTGACATCGCAAAAATCCAAAATATTTATTATGAGTCTCGCCTATATAATGGGACTAATCAGCCAATACAAGCAACAGTTGATGCTAATCTGATTTATCCTTTGATTCAAAACTCGAGTGATTATCAGGTTGGTCTAGCTAAAGCAACTATACCCCTCAATACAATCCCACTTACACAATCAAATATACCCCTTAAAACTTATGCTTTGGGAGTTCAACAAGGTCAATATATTGGAACCGCATTTGTTCGACAAGTAAATGCTAGTACAAGCAATTTTCTTTATAGTCTTGATGGACTAAGCATCGGAATTTATACTTATAGCTCATCTAGCATTAAACAAACCGGAACTATTGACTTATCGCCATTTATGAACTATGTTTATAACTTCTTTTTAGATGATTATTTAAATGTCTATGTGGCAGGCAGTTCTTCTAATCAAGTATTTGCTGATACATTCTATATTATCTCACCTACTTCTCAACTAATTAGTTCTTCAGCTTATACTAGAATTAAAAGCATCTTTATCAATGACGTTCAACAGGTCTTTTTAGTTGATGAAACACAAGCCGGAACACTAGCTTATGTTTATGATAATGTAAATTCAGTAGGTTCAGTAGCTCTTACTCAAATCGCAGAAATTACTAAAGATTACGCAGGAAATACACTGAATAATGTGCGTTTTATAGTATCAACACTAACAACCATCATTATAGGACACGATGGTAATATTTTAAGCTATTATAACCTTCAAACGGCTCAACCCTATACAGATTATACTAATCCAGCAGTCAATAATATGACATGCGCTAATGTTTTGAATGCCGATAATACTTTAATTGTAGCAGATTTAAGCTTAGATGACGATGGACTTTATGGAACTAATTCAGCAGGTGAAATTGTTCAGGCTTTGGGTAATACAATCCTGACTAATGGAATAGCATTTAGTGCTATGGCTATTACAGATAACGGTTATGGATTTATAGCAGATTCAAATGGTTATGTTGATTATGTTATTACTCCAGTTTCAAATCCCCCTCAAAGTTTTACACAACTTACTACATCTCCACTTATGACAAGTCTAGCATCAAATAAAGCAGGATTATATGGTATTGAGTCAAACAATATTTTAACAACTATCGGTTTATATGCTGGAAATACATGGTCTAATACTTTCGTAAATTTTAAAATTAACAATGACCCTATTCTTTCATTTGATTATAATAATTCAGCCGATACTATTCTAGCAGTAGGAACAGACAATAATCTATATTTATCCAATACACCGGTGGAACCCTTCAATTATATGTATGTGAATAATGGAATAGTTGAAACACGCGGAGCTAGTAATAATACACTAGCCGCCATTAAACCAACTATACAAGTGAATTCAGTTTCAATTCCAGATGTAGTTTGTGTTTCATTGAATGCTTTAAATAGTCTAGTATATTGTGTAGAAGGTAAGGCAGGGTCTCAGGTTGTAGTGGTTAGAAATTATACTAATTTCGGACTAACACCAACCGGAGCAACTATTACTCTAGCTGAATGCGCCGGAACTATCCTTCAATTGATTACTTATAATAATTATATAATTGTACTAGATGGAACTTATGTTGTTCGGACTTATACCTTTGTGGGAGCAGTAGCCACTCAACAATATGCTTCAGCACCTTATCTTTCAACTGATAATATTTATCTAGCTCCATTAGATTATAATACAAACTACCTTATAAGCGGTGTCAATAGTTTCGGAATTGTAGATGCCTCAAATAATGCGAATGTTATTCTTTACAATTTCCCCGCAGGAACATCAGGCATTAATGTTTGTTGTAATATTAATGATATAACAAATGGATGCTACACCGTATTTTGTGGCGTTAATCAAACAGGTGGACTTCAATCAGTTATTAAATATACTTTTACAACTGGATATGCTTCAGTAGATACAATTACAACTATATACTCAATACAACCACCTTATGGAGGAGTGTATGGTGTATGGTGTAATCCAAACTATGGATGGTTATGTATTCTAAGCCCTCAAGAAAGCTCGCCTAATTCAATTATAGTTGTACTAGAACAAAGTCAAAATTATAATTCAGGTGGGGGATTTACTATTAGAACAGAGGGCGATTATGCTACAGGACAGTTTTACTTACTTAATCAAACAATTAACCCTATCGGATGGACTCAGCAAACTAGCAATATCCCGCTGGCATCAGTAGCCGTTTCACGAACTAATGCTAATACGATTTATGCTATTCACAATACAAACAAAACTATTTATCAAGGAACACTAAATGCTGGCGCTATAACATTTATACAAGTAGCGGCTCTAGCTTCTCAAACTTATAATTATATTAGTACAGCTCCTAATAATAGCCCTACATATAATACAACTCTAAGAACTTATACAATCTCATCACAACAGCCTTTGAGTACCTATATAATTACCGATGCGCAAATTAAAACTATCGCAAAAGATGAATCGACTGCTAGTTATATTGTTCCATATCAAAATGGTAATTTGTTCTATTCATTCAACTCTTCTCTAGCTTTGAACTATTCTCAAATTCTGAATGGTGTTTATAACATATTCGCAAAAGCAGGGGATGATATTTATGCCGGAGCCGTTAGTATCTATTCTTTCAGTATATTAATAGCAAAAATAAATGAAGCATTTACAAATGCCTTCAACCAGATGAAAAAGGGAAATCCTTCGCCACTTGGAAGCGCCCCTACGATTAGTTTGAATTATAGCTCAGGTATAGCAACATTAAACTATGCTACAGGATATACTACTGCCGGCAACGCTATCTATTTCAATAATGCTCTTCTTCAACTGATTAGCTTTTATCCTAATCTACCGTATTCGGGTGCTTTATCTCAGCTCAACGGATTCAATCAGATTATACTAGACGTAGGGTCAACCTCTAAAGATCAAACTGCTTCTAGCATTTGGCAATTCAATCAATTAGATAAAATTGCCCTACAAAGTAATACTATTTTCGTGGCTGATAGTTATTTTGGAAACAATCAAACTAACCGAATTATAGCCACTATTGACGTTCCTACTAGCTCTCTTATTGAAAACAATGGTGTGCTCTACTTTCAGCCCAATTTTATGAGGCCTTATGTACTAGCATCTACCAATTCTATAAATCGAATTCAAATAGATGTGCTCTATTCTTACAAAGACTTTACAACCTACCCGCTACTCCTAGCTCCTAATTCGAACTACACGGCTTTGCTTGATTTTATAAAAAAGTATTAGTTTTCAAACTTAAGAAAAAGTAAAATTATTATATTTAAAAATGACTAATAAATACAATCACAGCAAGATCTACAAGATTATAAGCGATAATAGTGATAGAATCTATATAGGTTCTACTACTTTACCTCTACCAAAACGCCTAGCAAGTCATAAATATGATTATACTGATCATTTAAATAATCCACGTGAAAATAAAGGACTTGTTTCAAGCTTTAATATTCTATCTTTAGATAATGTATCAATTATACTATTAGAAGAAGTCAATTGTGAAAATAAAGAACAACTAAGAGCACGTGAGAGGCATTATATAGATTTACATCGTGATGTATGTGTTAATAAAGCTAGACCAGTAATTACCAATGAAGAACGAACTATTTATAAAGCCGAATGGAATAAAAAAACTTATGTTCCTAAGCCTCCAAGGAAAATTTATACTCCTGAAGAAAGGAAGGAAGCCAACCGAAAAAAATGCCTAGCATATCAACAACGTAATAAGCATATAATGATTTTATGTGATTGTGGAATAGAATACTCTAAAAGTTATAAATCCAATCATATAAAAACTAAAGGACATCTAGCATTTCAAAATTCTAAAGTATAAGTTATTGTTTTTATGTTTTTCTCATACTTTTTAAAAAAAGTATTTTTCCAAAATAAAAATAGTTTCTATAATTAAAAACCTATAAATGTCATCCGCTACTGCTCGGCTTGTTCTCGATAATCGTGTCAATGTCAGCCATGAGTTTGATGAACTCATCAAATATTCAGGTGTTAATGTAAATGATTTTGAAATTACGCCTGACGGCTCAGTTTTTACTAATCAGATTTTATTTCAAAATATCGTAACCCCTAATCTTGCTACTACATTGGTATCCCGCAATATGCGATTGAGGTACGATGTTAGCCTTACATATGACTCTACTGCTGCCCAAACCCCTCATTTTTCTGGTGTTATTGATAATTTCTATCCTGCTCAGGCTCCTACTATTGGCTACGATATCAATCAGTTCGTTGATACTGCTCTTCGCGCGCCATATGCCCTTCAATCCTGCTGTGATAGCGTTAGTTTGACTATCAACTCTGGAACTACTACTATTAACTCTCGTCAGGTGCTTGACCCTCTGATGCGCCGAGTTCCTGATGAATACTTAAGGAATCAGTCTTCTGAGGCTCCTTCTATGCTTGATAATCGTGCCGTTCTTCTGAGTGATGGTATTATGCTAGGCAAACAGCCTACTGTTGCTATTGGTGCTTATGCTAATTGGGCGGCCGTTGTGGCGGCTGGTGCTATTAACTTCAACGTTCCTATTGGTGGCGTTAATGTGCCTTATATCTATTCCCCTACGGGTGCGGCGCCGCCTGCTGTTGGGACTTATGTGAGCATTACTGAATTACATAGTACTTCAACTGTTCAACAAGTTTCATTTATTGCTGTTCAGACACTCTGGGTTGCTGCTGGTATTGCTAGTTTAGGAACGGCTTATGTTTATAAACAAAGCGATGTGAGTGGTCAGCCTCTTTCTAAGCTAGAAAATAGCATGTGTGCTTGTACTCGTGGCTCTTTTAAGCCTAATGCTGTGTCTGCTAATGGTAATAATATTACTGTTACGTTTAGCGTTAGCGAGCAAATTGTGATTTCTCCCCTTACTCTTATGGATAATGACAACTATCTGGCAAATGTCAATACTCTCAACCTTTTGCTTAACTTCTCGAACCTGAATGATATGTTCGTAACTGCTAATCCTAACCTTCCCGCGCTTGTTGCCACAAATGTCGTTATTGGCAACCCTCGCCTTCAGCTTCGTTATATTCAGGTCAATCCTCAAGTTGTTAGCATTCCTCGCGTGGTTTCCTACAATTACGAAAACGTTGTTTATTTCTCTAAGACATTTACCCAAAATATCGGTGCTTATCCGGCGGCAAGCCAGTGGCAGCTTCAGAGCGATACTATTCGCCTTCAGGCAATGCCTGCTCTTATCTACATATTGGCGCGCCAGTTTATTCAGAACCGTTCAAATCAGGCTACTCAGACTTTCTACGGTCTTGGCCCAGCTGTTCAGACTGGTGGAACTCAAGCTCAGTTGTCTATTAACATCGGAAACCGAACCGGACTCCTAGCTTCGGCTTCTATCCAGACTCTCTACCGTATGTCGAAGGCTAACGGATATAGTGGAAGCTTCAACGATTGGCAAACTTCTGGCTGTGTGATTATTTTGAACCCTGTTAAGGATTTGGGTGTTGATCCATCTCTCGATGGTCTTCCGCTTGAAACTTTCAGCACTAACTTTCAGGTTAGTGGATATTGGAACGCTAACCCCCAAAATTATGCTGGAATTTATGGTCAGGCTGGAATTCCTGTCGAGCTTCTTCTTGTGTGCGTATATGCTGGTGTGTCTTCAATTTCTACTGACCAGTGTGCCTTTTCTCTGGGTGCTCTTACTAGCAATGAAATCCGCCAAGTTGTTAATAACTCAGGAAAGGATGGATCTATGCTTTCTAGCGAACACGTAACTCCTACTATTCAGGGTAAGGGATTGTTTACTAATGATAAAGCTGTGCTCGGGAAGATGGCCTCATCTGTTCAGGCACCAATGGGTGCCGGTTCTATGGGATATTTTGCTGGCAAGATGTAAAGCGCGCCAAAATGGTGGATACGCCTAGTTTAGTTTTTGTGTTTTTGTCATACTTTTTAAGAAAAGTATTTCTCTCTTATAATAAATATAAAAATGGTTCATTCAACTTATCAGGCATTTGTGAAAGAACATTTTCATAAACTTCCGGCTTCTATGAGTGGTAAGGAAAAAATGAAACATATTGGGGCTATGTGGCGAAAACATTCGGGAGGCGTTAAAGGTTCAGGCTTAAAAGGTTCCGGAATGGTTGGGGATTTCGTTAAGTCAGCCGGTTCTAAAGCTTTAGACCTAGCTAAAACTGAAGGAAAGAAACTACTTAAATCTGAATTTGAAAAATTAAAAAAAGATCCAGTCGCATATGCGAAAAGTGTTTATTCAGTGGGAAAACAAGCAAAGAGTGCTGTTGATAAGCTACGAGGAAAAGGACTTCCTGAAGGTGCTGAGATGGATTTGGGTGGCGCTCTAGCTAAAAAAAAGCGTGTTCGCCGAGTTAAGGGTGGTGCCATTGGTGCCGGAGGTGGTGCCGTAATGAGTGGCGCAGGGCTTAAGGGTGGTGCCGTTGGTGGAGGCGCCGCAGTGATGTCTGGGGCTGGTCTTAGTGGTGGGCGGATGGGTGCGGTTTTTAGTGGGGCAGGTTTGAGACCGGCAGGCGTTCCTACTAGTAATACTAACATTTACAATTCATTTTTATCATCACTAGAGCCATCTGGACAATCTCGTAGCCAAATTAGCCATAATGCTGGTTTAGGTTTTTAAGCTCTTTAAAAACCAATATTAACAAATGGCCTCATGTTGCTAGTTGTCGGAGGTCTTTTCTCTTCTGGTTTAATTGTATGATAATTAGCTGAATATTCGGGTTTTAATTCTTGTTTTTCTTCATTTTGGCGCATTGTATTGCTTTCTTTGATAGTATTGGTTCGGCGTTTTGCCGATTGTTTTGGGGTTTTCTTCTTAATAGTTGCTTTAGCATCAGCTTCAGCTTTTGCTTCATCTAAGTATCTACTAGCATCAATGACAACTGTATTATTAGATGCCCCTTTAGGCATATGTTTGCTTTTCAAAAATGCTTTGTATTCTTCAACGTCCATTAAAATGTTATCTATTATAATATTAAAATATATTATAATTATAAAATGGACAGTGCTCTAAATTCTACAAATATCCCATTAAATGCGGGTGGTGTTTTTATTGGTCAATATGAAAATATTCTTTTACCAACAGCTACTATTTCTTTAATAGCCGATACATCAACCCAAATTGATATTTATCAATCCATTAATAAAATTCAGGTAAATCATACTACATTTTTAACTCAAGCAAATCAATATTTTGAGGCTAATATTACCCTCACCCAACCTTATGTATATTTTTCAGTGAGAAATAACAGCATGACTAACCAATCTTTACTAAATTTTAGCGTCATCTATAAGTCAGCATGGATTAGCAGGAACACCGGTAGCGCTAGTTTAACTTTTACATCAAACGGCTCTAATTGTGTATCGAATTCTATATTTCTAAACCAATCTTCAAGCAATCTAACAATCTTCGGCAATTCAACACCAGCCACAACCCTAGTTATTCAGTATTCTAATGACAATCAACACTGGTATAGCAGTCAATACTCTCTAACAACTAGCGCATCAAGTGATTTCGGGTTTAGTATTGGTTCTAATAGTCTGAATTACATTAGATTATTGTCATCTGACCCAAGTAATGCTATAGTTGGCTTTCTTAATTATTCTTAGAGCTTTTAGAAAAGCGTGCCAAAAGAGGGATACGCCTAGTTTATTTTTTGATTTTTTTGTCATACTTTTTCATAAAAAGTATTTAAATGTATTGTCAATTGCTAGAAGTCTCGTTATTTGTTATTTGTATGTTGTATATAATTCATAATAATTCAGATAATGGAAGTGGTAGTGGTAATTATTTAGCATAATTTTTAATCTTTTTATATATTAAAATATTTGTATAATATTGAATGGCATCTCTTTTTTTAGGCGATTATTTAAGTGGAATGAATAATGGGCTTTTATTAGGTTCTGTAAATGTATTAGGATTAACTGGTGGAACTGGTGGCGGTGGTACAGGCGATAAAGGCCAAACAGGAGACCGAGGAGCCACAGGCGACCAAGGCCAAACAGGCGATAGGGGAGCCACCGGATTACAAGGGCCGACTGGATTTCAGGGAGCCACCGGAGACAGAGGCTCTACAGGCGAACAAGGCTCTACAGGCGAACAAGGCGCTACAGGAGACAGAGGTGCCACCGGAGACCGAGGTGCCACCGGAGACCGAGGCTCTACAGGCGAACAAGGCGCTACAGGCGCCAATGGAGCCACTGGTGATAGAGGAGCTACTGGAGATAGGGGTCAAACTGGATTTCGTGGAAACCAAGGAGCGCAGGGTGATACTGGTTTTATGGGTGAAACAGGCCTCCAAGGTGAGAAAGGCCCGACCGGAGACGGTGGAGCAAAAGGCCCGACAGGCGACGCTGGGGGCGCACAGGGCTATAATGGCGCAACATCTACAACACTGGTTATACTAGCAGGAGCACCTACTATAACACCTACGCTCATAATATTAAATAATACAGGTGATGAAGTTATAACTGAAGAATTCTTAAATATTACGGCAAATGCTATTTATAACGAAGTTCAATTATCAACGTTATTTGAAACTGGCGACCATTACCAGATTAATTATTTAAATAACGCATCTGCCCGTGTTTTGTATTATGATATTTATAAAACACCTACCGAAACTAGAATAACAATGTATAACGCAGCTGGCGCACAAGTAAGACTGGCTTCAAATCTGTTTTATGCGACAATTTATAGTAATGATATTTTATCAACTTATATAGATGGCACTTCAGTCTTCTTCAAGTTAAACGGAGTTCTAAAAGCATCTTATACTATTGATTTCTCTAAAACTAATCCTATTCAATTAGACGTGCTAGCGGCTCAATTAACTGGCGCAGATATTGGAACGCCACTAAATAAAGTATATTATTACCCTACAGGATTACGCGGAAATACTGGTGCTACTGGATATACTGGATATACTGGATATACTGGAGAATTCTCTTTTACAGTTCCAAATAATTACATTATATATTCGAATAGCACCGGCGCAACTGGTTCGGCAGATTTACAGCACAAACCGAATACCGGAGTTCTAACAGTTAATGAAAATCTAAGTTATACTAGTAATTATCCTATAGCAATCGAAGCAGGTTTTAGTGATGCTAATTATACAACAGCTTTACTAGCTCAAAGTAAAAGCGATTCTGATGGGGCAAGTGTATCGGTATTATTAACTAATGATTTAGGAACAGACTCGAATTATTACGGTGGTATAACGATGTATTCTAGCACAACAAACCCTCAATATAATCAATTTGGTAGTATGCCTAACGCTATATCATTAAATAATCAATCCGCCAGTATAGTTATTAGTCCATGGAACGGCCAGCAAGATGGAACAGCACAACAGAATGACAATATATTTCTAACATACGGTGGAGGCTCACAAGCACACTTTATAAATCATTACGGTAATCTAGTTGTTGGGGCGAATAATGCTAGTTATAGCGGTTCAACATATGGCGGTGATGACGGAGGCACTGATAAGTTCTTAACATCAAATGGTAATGGAGGAATGAAGTGGACTTCAGTAGCTGATTTAAAGGTTCTTTTGGGATTACCGCCATAAAGATAATCTAATTAAATACTAAATGAATATCGATCTTATTGAATTATTTAATAATCCGTATTTTAATGATTTGTCAAATGAAACTATAAATACCTATAAAACACGAATTAACACTCTAGCACAGTTAGCTACTGGAAACGCATTTAATAATATTGAGTTTCTAAAATGCCCAATAGCTTTATCAGTTAAACTAGGGCATTTCGGTAATAGAGCGGTTAAACAGTATCTTTATACTGCTATCCAAGTCTTAAAATCACGTAATGATTTACAGAATAATAGCATTATCTCAGACTATTATAGATTAATTGATAAATTGTAAAAACGTTTTTAAAAAATAAAATATTATTCTAGTATAAAATGAGTTGGGTAGAATTTGTAAAAGATAATTATGATAATGTTCGGCATTTACCGAATCATCATAGGTTAAAAGCGTTATCTATGGTATATCAAAAGCGCAAATCAACAAATACAAAACAAGGAAAAAGTAAAATTAAAGGTGGTTATTTAATGACAGATGCTGAATGGAAAGCCGACGCAATTAAAAGGGGTAATATTCAGGCAGGACAAACAGAGGCAAAAAGCTTTAAAGATTTACTAGATGTACCAGTTCAAGCAAAAGCGCCACAGCTACAATTTGATAAAGAAGCTACAATGAAACAAGTAGCACAAGCAGAAAAACAACAAGCTGCGAAACAAGCAACCTCAAAGAATATTTGGGCACCTTATAAAGCTCCTTTCGTTTTACCAATTCCGGAAGATTATCCTTATTTTCTATTTCAACATCCTAATAAGTATTCAGCGAATCCTAATCAAGTAATGGTTTGTGATTCTCAAGCTAGGTTTTTGAAATCTAGTATTTATAAAAAACTAAATAAAACTGGTAATCTGAAATACGTTCCGGCAAAAACAAGCGGCTACGGGGCAAGCAATCCGGAGGCAAAAATACAACCACATAAAGATTTTAGGATTCTATTTCTTTTTCAAAAACCTGATAAAGATGAATACGTATATGATGCTAAAAATGTAGATGAATATATTAATATTATGGATATGTGTAAGGATTCTGGGTTTATTTATCCGGTTGAAGTTCTATCTAAACAGGTGATGGCCAGAAACGCACAACTAGCACAAGCAGTTTCTCAACAGTCTAGCGCGACAGCAGATTACGCATGGAATGCCGGAGCGACAGCAGTTCAGAACAGCTGGGAGCAAGCAGTTAGTACGGCTGCCAACCAAGAAGAAGCACAAACAGAATATTTCAATACTCTAAAAGAGCAAGAAGCAGCACGAGAACGGGCAGCATCTAAAAAGAGCGGGTGGGACACATTTTTAGACGTGGCCGGCGATGTAGCTAAAGTAGCAGTTAAACTTGTTTAGGGAACGCTTTTCCAAAAGCGTGCCAAAACAGGGCTACGCCTAGTTTATTTTTTAATTTTTTTGTCATACTTTTTTTTAAAAAGTATTTTTTTGTCATACTTTTTCTTAAAATGTCAAAGCCATGGGGATGGAGTTTAGCATTAAATTGCTATGGTTGTAATGCGCAAGCAATTCGGAATGAAAAAGTTCTTTTTGATTGGGTGGTAGAACTAGTTAAGCGTATAGACATGGTTGCGTATGGCGAGCCATTAATTGAGAACTTTGGTCATGATGATAAGGCAGGCTATACGGTAGTTCAACTTATTCAAACTAGCAATATCACCGCTCACTTTTCAAATGATACTAATAGCGCCTATATTGATGTATTCAGTTGTAAGCCTTTCGAAATTGAAACAGTGGAGGATGTTATTGAAGAATTCTTTAGTCCTATAAGTATCAGTAGCCACATGTTGGAACGGCTTGCCGGTTAGACACCTAGTTATTTTTTTCTTGTTTTAGTTTAAAATGGTAGTAGAGAAACTCTATTTATATGAATCTTCTAATCCAGCTAAGAAATATATGGTTCAATTCATTAATCCAAAAACAGGCCGAAATAAAACAGTCCATTTTGGGGCTTCAGACTACGACGACTATACTAGCTTTCCCAAAGCTGAACGAGATGAAAGAAAAGCCAGATACATTAAAAGACATGAAAAAGAAGATTGGACTGACCCTCATCGAGCTTCAACATTATCGCGCTATATCTTGTGGAATTTACCCACTATTGGAGCTTCTATCAAAGATATGAATAAGCGATTTGGCATTAAGATAATAAGAGGTTAATATTTAAAATTAAATATATTCCTAATATCCAGATATTAACAAATGCCGGCTGGTATGATGAATTTATACAAAGCTAGGAAACATGGGATAAATGAGGATGGATTTCAGCAATTTCCTGAAGAATTGGAGAAATTGAAAGCTCTCTATTCAACTATTAAAACTAGTAAAGGAGAACTACTGAAACCGCTAACAGTTCAAAATTATGTGAATAAAATTAATAAACTGAGCACCCTAGTTAATGGACGAGGATATAATGGGGACAAGAGTTTTCTATTTAATCCTGAAAGAATTCTAAAAGTTTTAGCAGATTCCGGACTAAAATCTCAAAAAGACTATTTGAGCCCAATTGTGAAACTATTAGAATTTTTAGGAGGTATGAAAGACCAAATAAAAGTATATACTTCCACAATGGCCAATTTATTGATAGTAGAACAGAATACACGAAATGATAACCTAGCAACAGAAAAAGAGAAAGAGCTAGTACTTCCATACGATGATATTATAACTAAATTAGAAAAATATAGTATTACTGATACCGATGGGAAAATTGATGATGGTAAGCTAATTAATAAGCTGATTGTTGCTTTGTATTTTGACAATACTTTAATAGCTAGAAATAACTACTGGGATATGAAAATAGCTTCAACATCTAAGAAACCTAAAAATTTCAACAAGGAATACAATTATTTAATTATTGACAAGTTTGGAAATCCTAAGTCATTTTATCTAGTTAATTATAAAACAAGTTCTACTTATGGCACTCAGAAATTTAATATTACTGGTAAAATTTTGAAAGAACTACTGAAAACTTATATACTAAAATATAACAAGCAATACAATGATTTTTTATTTGTAGATAAGCATGGTGAGCAATTTAAACCAGTTAATTTTTCTGATATTATAACCAATTGTATGAATGAAGTAGTTGGAGCACCCCTAAATATTAATTTAATTAGGAAGATACACATAACCCAGTATTTTAAAGATGGACTTCATTCAGAGAATGACAAAAAAGAGTTTGCTAGCAGATTCCTACATTCGCCAGATGTTCAAAAAGAGTATGTTAAAATTAATTTTTAATTTTTTATATTATTCTAGTATAAATAATAAAAATGGCAAAAGAGGGACATGTCAGATTAATTTATTTTAATAAGGGAGCTAAATCTGCCCAAACCGCTGATGATAAGAAGAAGAAGCTTAAAAAAGCAGTAGTTGATATTAAAAGAAAAGAAGCACCTGAGAATTTGATTAAACTAGGAAAATCTAAACAGACAGATTTGACTGATGTTTTAACAAGAAAGAAGAAATTAGTAGAGAAGAGGATTACTAAGCCTAAACTCCAACAACTTAGCGAGGCTGAGATACGCATTAAAAAGATGAGAGAAGCATCTGAACCTGAACAAATTAGAAAATTGCGGGAAGCGGAGGAATTGCGAAGTCTTATTTTGCCATCCCAATATGAAGAATTTCAGCGAACTACTAAGAGGAATTTATTAGAAGAACAAGCTAGGGGGGTAGCAAAAACAACTGAAGAAGATCAAAAAGAACGTGTTAGGGCATATGAAAAAGCCAATAAATTACGCATACAATTAGATAATAGAGATTATGCTAGACAAACCGCAAGAGAAGCAACAGCAGCCAGAGCTGAGGCAGAACGGCAAAGTGATATTTTACAAAGAGCGCGTGAAGAAGCTAGGGAACAACGTGAGGAATTGAGACGAGAGACTCAAATGGCACGCGACCAAGCAGAACAGGCAAGAGAAGAAGCCCGTGAGCATGCGCGAGGTTCAGCTAATCTATTACAAGATACTATTTCAATTATTAATGAATCACGAAGAGAAGCACAAGATAGATATGAAAGAGATGCTAGGGAAAGAGCTGATGCCGGTTATAGAGCACAACGGGAACCAGCCCCTGTACTAGCTGAAGTAGCCCCAGAGCCAGAAGAAGCCCCAGAAGAAGCCCCAGAAGAAGCCCCAGAAGAAGCCCCAGAAGAAGCTCCTCGAGGTCGTCGCCGTCGAGTTAGGGCTAATGTTAATGTTAGACGTGTTAATCGCGAAACAGTTATTCCAGTAGAACAAATAGACCTTTTAGACCTTGGGCAATTAAAAGCAGTTTCACGAAGGCAGGGACTACCACTAGAAACACCTGAAGGAAGACCAGAAACACGCGAACAATTGCGAGAAAATCTTAAAGCATATCAACAGTTTTATTTAGCACAACTACAAGAAGAAGGAAGACCAGCATTTACAACACAAGCAGAAAGTGAAAGTGAAGGTTCAGGATTGAAATTTAAACGTGGCCGAGGACGCCCAAAGAAGCACATGGCTAAAGCTGAAGCATCTAAACGTGGCCGAGGACGCCCGAAGAAGCACCAAGTTGAAGGAAGTGGGCTTATTGATGATACTTTAAATAAGTATGTTGGCAAAGAACGGGTTCATAAAATTAAAACAGCAGTTGGGGAGCAGTTAGTTAAAGCCGGTAAGAAGGCTTTTGACATAGCCAAATCGGTAGGTCTAGTTAAAACACAACCAAGTAGGAGAATTAATTCTATGTTTGATACAATCTAATTATTTTAATCTTTTTATATATAAATGTCATTACAACAGCTAGTTGATACTTATATAAAGCGACCTTTATCAGGTAGCGAAATTAATAAATTGATTGGTAAGAATCCAGTTGTTTATGAAAATTTAAAAGATTACAAAAGTCTCGAAGCACTATGTGGAAATCACCAATATGCCATTGTTCTCTATCAGGTGTCTAGTAAAACAGATGGGCATTTTGTTGCGATGGGTGTAAATTTTAAAGGCGAACCTTTCTTCTTTGATCCATATGGATTTAAGCCAGTTCAAGTTAAACAGCGTTCAACATATGATGAAGCCCTACCGGATTACATCACTCCAATGCTAGAAGCCTACGCTCAAAAGTCAGGTAAACCAGTAGTATATAATACTACAGATTTCCAAAGCAAAAGTGGGGGAGTGGCCGACTGTGGACGCCATAGTAGCCTAGCATGTTTATTTAGTAAGCAAATGACCTTTGATAATATGAGGGAACTTTACTTTAGTAATAAGGCTACATGGCTTAATGGCGACCATATTTCAACCGTTCTCACTCTTCTAGCATTAAATGATTTTGGTAAGTTTTATAAACAACATTAATTCTATAATTTAGATTTAGTTAAATCTATTTTCATTTTTAGTTTTATTTTTATTTTTTTATTCTAGTTTATACCTTAAAATGGTTTTAACTTTAACAAATATTCTATTCGTCATACCGTCTTATAAACGGGCGTCTAGTATAATCAACAAGACTTTAAGACTATTGGAAGACTTAGAAATTCCCAATAAGCAGATTTATATCTTTGTAGCTTCGCAAGAAGAACTAGATGAATACAAGACAACAACAGCTAATAAATATAATATAGTTGTTGGGTTCTTGGGACTGGCTAAACAACGCAACTATATTACTAATTATTTCAAGGAGAAACAGCTTCTCGTTATGCTAGACGACGATATAACAGCAATTAACCGACTTGACTGTGGAAAGCTATTTAAATTCAATTCCATCAATTTCAGAAAATTCATATTGAGGGCATTTCGGCTTTGTTTGGAAAATTCGGCATATTTGTGGGGAATTCACCAAACTACTCATAACCCGCGATTTTTGAGAAATTCGATTACTTTTAATTTGTCATTTATTGTTGGGCATTTCTTTGGTGTTGTTAATCGTCATAATAAAGAACTAGATATAACAATGGATATTAAAGAAGATTATGAAAGAACACTCAAATACTGGCAACTTGATAAAGTGCTAGTTAAACATAATTACATTTGTGCTACAACAAATACTTATGATAATGGGGGAGGCTTACAACTACAATACCCTGATAGAACTGATTCAAGTTTAGATGCTAGCAAACAATTATTGGAGATGTATCCCGAATATTTAGGTGTTAGACTTACAGAACTTAACTCAGATAAAGCTAGCAGATACCCCGAGTTAAAGATTATTAAACAAATTAGTTCTATTAATTTTTATAAAGAATTACAACCATTAAATAAGAATGATGACTTTATCAAAGAGATTTTGGGAATGCTAGAACAATCTGAATTAAAGGTAAATGTGAAAAGGTTAAATACTGGTATAGGTATCAGTCAAGCGTTTGGCCTAGTTAGACGCCGGAAGCAAAAGGGCTTTTGGGATAGTCCTAATAATTTAGAGTATACTGAATTATATGCCAAGCTACAAGAATTTGGAGAGAAGTATGTTAAACCATATCGGGGTTATACTAGCATTCAAGTTAATAAAAATTATCAAAGTCTGCCTCATGTAGATAAGTTTAACAAGGGATTAAGTTATATTGTTGGTTTTGGTAATTATAAAGATGGAGAACTTATACTAAATTCTTATAAATTTAATATTCAGTATAAACCCCTATTATTTGATGGTTCTGAGTGGATTCATTCAACTGCCCCATTTACTGGTACCCGATATAGTTTAATTTATTATTCTTTAATAGATAGCTAAAAATAATATATTAATTATAAATAAATGGCTGAAGCACATCGTAAATTATTTACTGAAGAATTAAGTAAATTAAATGATTTTAGCCTGAAGAAGCTAGTTAAACATCATAACTTACACTTTCATATTCCTTTAATTCTACCAAGAAGCCAATTAATTGCTAGGTTAGCAGATTTTTATACTTATATGACACATGACCATATTCTAAAGTTCAAAGACCAAGACTTTGAAATTAAGAACCGTCCTTTTAAACTAGATGGAGAACCTCTCCCCCCTTCAGATACTAAAGCCGAAAAGGTTTCTCATATGAAGAAGACTGAAAGATTAAAGGCAATCCATACTAAGGAAGACCCTAAAAGGAAAGGCAGAGGAAAAGGAAAGAAGAAGGATGAAGCTGAACCAACAACCAAATTTGAAAGCACAGGTAGAGCAGTTAAACCCCAAGTATATTTATCTGAAAAACAACTAGCAAAACAATATGAAGATTTAGAACCAGAACCAGATAAATTTACTAAGAAAGACAAAGGAATGGTAGAAATTCTTAAAAAGACTCATAAAGCTGATTTAGCTAAAGCTGGAAGGAAAGGACACCTAGCTACAACAAGATACACTAAGGGCTTAAATGTAGCAGCAGCTAAAGAAGTAGCTAGAAGAGTAGAAAAAATTAAAGAAGCTAAGAAAGAAGCTGAATACAAAAAGAAACATAAATATGAACCTAAAATTTCACAAGCACCAAAGAAAAAATAAATATTATTTAATATAAATATGTCTCGTAAAAAATTGAAAGCTGAAGAGGGTAGTGGGTTAATTTCAGATGTTTACCAAAATATTAAAGGTAGATTTAGTGGAAGACGAACTGATTTCGCCCCAGCTATTCGGCAATTTTTAGGTAAAGAAGGTAATAGCCGAATAACTGGGATAACCGTATATAGAACCCCAGTTCAATCTTATGTTGGAACAATACTAAATGTTTTATCTTTAGGGCAATTCAAACAAAAAATTAATAAACTAGGGTTTGATACTATGTTTCATTTATACATGAAAGTAGATTATAATAGTAGTAATAATAGTATCCAATCTATTTTAATAGAGAAGAACCAAGTTATTAATATAGCCCCATGGAATGAAGCAAGAGACGCACCAGCAAATGCTCAATCTCTTAAACTAGAACTACCTCCCCAAGTAGCTGATATTACTATTAACAGTTTGCTATATAATGGTATGAATAAAGTAGGAAAACAGCATTTCTTCCATTATGATGGGTTTAGCGATAATTGCCAAGCATTCTTACTTACTTTATTAGATGCTAGTAATATTTTACAATATAACCCAACTGCCAAAACTTTCATCTATCAGGATTTAACAACACTTAAAAATGAACTTACCACAACAGGCAAAATATCTAAAGGCGTAACTGATTTTGCTAGTACTCTCGATACCGTAATACATGGGAAAGGCTTACAATTAGATGGGCGTGGCTTAGATTTAGGATTTTAGATTTCTTTACATTTTTTAATTTAAAGCTTTTCCATATAAGAATAGATATAGAAAGATACAAAACGATACAGCAGAATGGCAAGATATCTACGGGCAAAGATTTACAAAATTTGCTCAAATCAAACGAATGATATATTTATCGGGGCAACTACTGAAACCCGTCTTACAATGCGTTATGCTCATCATTTAGCAGATTACCGCAAATATTTAGTAAATGAAACTTACGATAAAGCAGAGTTTAAAATTATTCAATACAATGATGCCTATATAACATTAATTGAAGAATTCCCGTGTGAAAATATTGATCAATTGAAAGCTAGGAAACACTTTCATGAAACTAATACCCCCAATTGTATAAATCGAACGTGGATGCCGGCTAACCTAGTTAATCATATTGCCGATAATATGATAGAAATCCATCCTAATATTTGGGTTCGTCGAGATTTTGATTAACCTACTGAACAGAGTAGCTAAATGTCCGCTGAGTTTTCAGTATAAAAGTTTTTTAGAACACGTTCATTCATGCTAGTTATGTTTTTACCTTTTTTTGCCGCTTGCCTCTGAAACAAATACTACTATATATACTAGCGTCCCAAAAGCGTCTCAACTAAACGCTTAATTCCGAGTTTTTAAAGTTTATCGCATTTTTTTTTGAGAAATGAGGGGGATTTTGAAATGTGGTGAGTTTTAC